GGTTAGCTGAACATTGGGCTACAATGATGGTTAAAGTCGCTGGATCTCAGTCGTATCAGTTATCTTTCAAAGAGGAAAATGTATGTATATATAAAGTATACTCTAAACACTTTAAGGAAAAGTCATGAGATACTTTTTAACAGATCATGCCTTTAAACGTGCTGAAGAAAGAGAAATAACTACGGATGATATTAACGCTTGTGTAACGTTAGGTAAGTGTTATAAATCCAAGATGCACGGTGGGCAGTTAAGGTTTATGTATAATGGTGTTGTTGTTATAGTTAAGAATAAAACAAACAATATACTTACATGTTATAGACTTAATCATATACGATAATTATATGGGACTAAAGTATAGTCCCCTATTAAAAGGGAGCATCCCTCTCCCCTTAGGTTATATATTATAATATAAGTATAACTTATAGGGTATATCGGGAGTAACCTGACAAGAGATAATACTGTTGTTATACTACAATGTAACTACAGTACTATGTGAAGTAACTTTAATATATCGGAAGGATATAAAATGGATATTAAAGAAACAAAAGAAATACTTGAGACTATACTTGAGTACAATCTAACTAGTAATAAGACTGGGGACTTTGCTGACAACATTATACCTCACTTAGTATCGTTACCTGGGATTGGTAAGACAAGTATAGTTGAGGCTGTAACTAAAGAGAAAGATTGGTATCTATATACTATACCTATAGCTTCTTATGATGCAGCTGAAATTGCGGGCTTCCCAATGTTAGATAAAGAGAATAAGAAGTATGATAGGGCTAAGCCATTCTGGTTAGATACACCAACAGATAAGCCTGTAGTATTATTCTTTGATGAGATATCACAAGCACCTACAGCTAATGTTAATGTGTTAGCTATGTTAGTTAATGAGAGGAAGATAGGTGAGCATAAACTTAACGATAATGTTATGATAGTGTGTGCAGGTAATGCTATGTCTCATAGGGCAGGTACAAATCCCTTACCATCTCACTTTAAAGATAGGGTAACTTTCCTTGAAGTAGAGCCTGATCTAGAAGCCTTTATGAGTTATGCTAACAGTAAGAAGTTACATGAGTATATTGTAGGGTTCTTAAGGAATAGACCATCATTCCTATCTATGTTTGATCCTAAGATAGATTCCTGTCCATCACCAAGATCATGGATGAGAGTTAACACTATACTTAAGATGGATATGCCTTATAAGCTTAGAAATCAAACTATTAAGGGGCAAGTAGGAGAAGCAGCTCAAGCTGATTTCTTAGGTTATCTAAGAGTCGCTGATAAGATACCTGATCCACAACTAATACTATCAGGTGAATGTAAAGATATACCTGAAGATAATGTTGTTATGTATGCTTTGTGTGCGGCATTATCTACGTTAGTAACTACTACAACTGCAAGACACTTTGTTAATTACCTTAGTATATTACCTAACAAAGAGTTTGCGGCATTCACTATCAGAGATGCCTTACAGAGAGATAAGAAACTTAAGGCTAATAAGTATGTAACATCCTGGTTTATGTCTGAAGGTAAGACCTTATTACTCTAATAAGTTATACAATAACAATTAAGGAGGGCATGATGTCCTTCTTATTAACCCTTATTAACAAAGAATAAAGGAATAATACTATGGCTAGATGGGGTGAAATACCTAACATGAGTACAGAACAAGAGCTTATTGCTATTAATAAGAAGTTAATTAGTACAGCAAAAGAGTTAAAAGCTTTACAAGATAACTTATCAAAATCTAACTTAGATTTATCTCAAGTAGTTGATGGTAATGAGTTAGCTATAATAGAGATTGAGCAATCAATTCAAGCATTAAACTCTATTAAGATTAAAAAACGTAGATTAATTAGTTTGTTAAGTGGAGATGAATAATGTTAGACATACAAGATAGACTTAGACTAGCACATGAATCAGTGTGTAAGGCTGAAAATAAAAGGATGCGTGAAGTATTTAGTATACGTACCTATAAAGAAGGTGATCAGTGGACTGCACAAAGAAATAGACAGGCTACAGGAGCTAAGGGTGGTAGACAAAATAAACTTAAAAGACTTTGGGTTAAAGAAAGGACAGTTAGATGAGAGCAATACTAAATAAGATATGCTGTTGGTGCAGGGAATATCCAAATGATGAGCCTTGCTGTTGGTGTAATGATGAAGAGGATTATGATAATGACTAACAAATATTTTAATACAACTAAACATAAACAAGAGATACAAAGAAAAGAAAAACTTATGACACTATTTACATGGTCAGTACTAGGTTTCTCTCTTATAGGCGTAATGTTTTGTGTAAGTGTTTTAATTAGTGGTGTATGGAGGCTAATACAATGACAAAAGAATTTAAAGATGTAGATAAAGATCCTATACGTATGGCTGAGTATAAAGAAAGAGAAAGAATGTCTCTTGTACTCGAAGAATACTATAAGTTAAGATCAGACTATAAAGATATGGATGAGGTTAAGTTGTTTATACTGGCTCACGATATCGTTAGTCGTAAAGAGAAAGATATTGAGAGCGAGTGATATAATAGCGTTTGCACTTGATATGTTGCTACAGGAAGACTTGTTTAAGACTACTGATAGCGGAGATGAACCAACAGATGAGGAGATAGAATGGGCTAATCAAATAATACTTAACCGCATAGAGAACAGTGAATTCAAACCAACTGAAGCAGAACTCTATGAATTAATGCAACTCAAATTGAAAGTATAATACAATGGATGCTCAAACAAAAGTAAGCAGAGCTATAATTAAACTTGTAGCTAACTACACTTTCTATGGTACATGTGCACTTAGATTAAACGTTAGAGAAACTACTGACTACAAAACTATGTGTACTGATGGTATATCTATACTATGGAATCGAGAATTTGTAGATGAATGTAGTGAAGAAGAAGTAATGGGCACTATAGCACATGAGGTATGGCATGTTATATTCGGACATCATTTCCGCATGGGTAAACGTGAACATAAGAAATGGAATATAGCTACAGACTTCTCTATAAACAATAGTTTAAAGGAAGAAGGTTTTAGCCTACCTCCAGGTGCTTTAATGGATGATAAATATATTAACATGAATGGAGAAAAGGTATATGATCTAATAGATGATGATGAATATAATCAAGCTCCTTCTTGGGGTGGTGTACTACCTATAACTGATGATCAAGGTAACCCTCTTACAGGTGAAGAGTTAGAGCAGGCTAAAGATGAAGTAGATCAGATGATAGCTTCAGCGGCTCAAGAAGCTAAGAAAGCTGGACAAGAAATTAGTGGTAAGTTATCTGATTTAGTTCAGAGTATAAGAGAACCTCAAGTTAACTGGAAGTCTTACTTACCTACTTATCTTATGAATAGCAATCCCGACAGCCCTTCGTGGAAAAGGCCTAATCGTAAGCTGTTATCTGAGTTTGACTTATATACTCCTGCTATGATATCTAATACATTAGGACCTGTAGCTGTAGTTATAGATACCTCTGCATCTGTATCTAAAGCTGAGAGAGAAGTGTTCTTATCAGAGTTACAATCAATAAACGAAACCTTAAAACCTAAATCAACTCATGTGATATGTGTAGACACTACTGTAGCTACATGTTATGACTTCGATCCTTACGATGATATAACAGAGTTAGCCCTTGTAGGGGGTGGTGGTACAGACATGTCACCAGGATTTAAGTATGTAGAAGAATGTCTTCCTGAAGTAGAGAATATACTTTGCTTCTCGGACTGTGAGTTCTGGGATTGGCCTCCAGAACCTGAAAAGCCTGTGTTATGGCTATCAACTGGTCAGAATAAAGAAAACCCTTATGGCACACTTGTGTCTGTAAAATTCTAAGCACGAAAGGATATAACAATGTTTAGAGAAGATTATAAAACACTTAATGGTAAATATTTTACAGAAGAAGGTCATGCAAATGATCCTAAGTCTTTACCATACCAAGCTAATAGGTACTACTCTTTAGTAAGACACATTGAACATCAAGCAACAAGCGTTAACTATGATTTAAAAGAATTATATGAGCTTGTAAAAAGTAACTTGTTTGAAAAGTTTAATTCATCTACAAAGAATGGTAGTGTTAACGGAGAATTATTAGTTCTTATTAACCTTTCAGATAACAATAGAGAGTATTACAGTTACTCTAACTATAGTACTTCCTATGAAGCCAATAGAATGTATTCTAAGTCTATGAAATATAAAGATGAATACGAACCGTTGTGGGATATAAGAGATAACATTGGTAATCACCTAGCTAATACTATGTGTGAAATAGTAAAAAAAGAAGTGTATATTGACTATAAGCTAAATGAAACTGAAGATGATATAGTTAGAAACGAATATAAAGACAAGGTAATAGGTCTTAATAGAAAACTAAGTCATCTAGGTTCTAATCATTTATTTAATTTAAATTATAGCTTTGTTACTAAAGATGAAGATGATGAGGCAACATTTACTAAAGATGTTAGAAGCATTACTCCAATGAGATATAATCCTACCATCAAGGTAAATAAACATTGGTTCAATACTGTAGGTGATCTTGGCTTTCAACTATTAGAGTATCAAGGTAGTAGGGCCTTTCCTATATCAATAGAAGAATATTCTCGTGACAATAATAGAACATTATACTTTGTACAAGCACTACAAATAACAGGTACAAGAGAAGAAATGCGAGAAGCTAATTGGTATCATAAAGGAGAAGCTGTAGATAAATTAATTAAAATCAAGGACTTAGTATTGTCTGTATCAAATCAAGATGATAAGATATGGGCACTAGGTGCTGATGAGTCTTGGGCTGAACGTACCATGAGAGCAAGGCAAAAGAGAAAGATGATGGAAGGACTTAATATCTAAATGTATAGTCCATTATTAAAAGGGAACGCTATTTTCTTAGGAAGGAAATTAAATGAACCGTGCTAACATAGTACAAAGATTAACTCATGCTAGAACTGAGACAGAAAGAATGGATGTCATGGATGAGCTAATAACTTACGACAGAGAGAAAGGAAGAGAATTGATGGAAGAAGAACCAACAGACTTTCATGGTGACTTTAAAGATATGAATGAGAGAGTTAAAGATAATATTATTAATCCTGCTCATTATAAAGTAATACCTGCAGGTAATTATCCTGAAGGCCTAGAGTATATGGATCTTATGAACTATATTCTTGCTCATCATAAAGGTATTGAATCACACTTAGTAGGTCAGATACTTAAGTATAGTATACGTCTTGGTAAGAAAGATGCTAAACAACAGGATGCATTAAAGATACAATGGTATGCTAATTACCTTGTTGAAGTAATCAAGAAGCAAGATGAGGGATAATGTAAGATTCCCCATAGCTAATCATAAGTATCTGTCAGTAAACGGATACGAGGACTTTCCAGTATTCTGGGATGTCTTTGAAGATAAAACTAGCTTTGTAATGACAGAGCTGTTCGAAATTAGTGTTAACAATGAAGTTAACTCTGATAATGTAGAAGAAATAGTGCTACAAATAATTGTAGAGCTACACTCTGATACAATAACAATCCATTAGAAAAGGAATAATATAATGGCTAATCAAGTAATGGTAGTAAGAGACGTAACATTTAACTGGGCTAAACTAGTTGATAAACATTCTCCATTTGGTACACTCCAATGGGACGTTCAAGTTGTTACGGACAATGAAGCAACCAAAGCTCAACTAGAGAGTAGCGGTATTAAGATGAAGTCAGGTGAGAACAAAACCTGGTATGCTAACATTAAACGTAAAGCAGTTAAAGCTAACGGAGAAGAGCAAGATCCACCTAAAGTTATTGACTTAGATAAAGAGGAAATGGCTCCAAGTAAAATAAAGAATATGGGTAATGGCACTAAAGGTCATATCAAATTATTCTCTTATGACTGGAATGTTGGTGGTAAATCAGGTGTCTCAGCTATGCTAGTTGCCTTACAAGTAACAGATTATGTTGCTTATGAAGGGGCAGGTGAAGACTTCTAATGGAGAAGAAATTAATTAGAGTTGATACAAGGAACGGGTCTGTATGGATCCTTCCTTCGTATAACATTAGTTACTATACAACACAGTTGGCTCAGGTTCTCTGGGCTAACCGATTTACTTTGAGAAAGAAAGGTAATAAGTAATGAGACAAGATTTTGTTTATACCGCAGGTGCAATGGAACATGTTAGTAATATAGACATGAATAAATGGCGTGAGTACTCATCTAATTTCTTAGATGAATTTGACATTAGATGCTTACATCCTACAAGGCGTGCACCTATTCACGATCAAGAAGCAGATGATGATATATCTACATACAATAAGCTTAAGCGTATTACAGCTCAAGATATGGCTGATATCAAACGATCACATGTAATATTAGCTGATCTAAGAGACTCAATGCCAGGAAAGAAATGGGGTACAGTAATGGAAGTAGCTCAAGCTTATCAATGGGATAAGATCATTATAGCTTTAGTAGATCCTGATCAATTTAAACATCCATTCATTTACACTTATGCTACAGAGGTACATTATGATTTGCAAGATGCACTTGATGCTGTTGTAGAGTACTATGATTAAATATACAGATCTTAAAGGCTTAATTAAAGTTGGTAGTAACCATGAAGATCAAGGTCACTGGATTAGTAATAATCCTATTATACCTGTAGGTCTTCATGGTTTTGTATATGCTATACATAATTCTGTTGATGATAGATATTATGTAGGCAAGAAAAACTTTTTACACGGCGGTAAAAAGAATTATAAAAGAAAGGGAGTCAAGGTTCCGAATTATAGGTACGGTACTGAGACTAATTGGAAGACATATACAGGGTCTTCAGCCGAACTAAACCTAGATATAGCTAAACATGGTAATGAGAACTTTAATTTCTTAGTGCTAAGACTATATCAAACTAGAGGCGGCTTGTCTTATGGTGAAGCTAACTTTCAACATAAGCTTGACGTATTAACAATGAGATGTAATGAAGGTAAATTAAAATTCTACAATGGTAACATTGCAGGAATTAAATACATCCCCAAAGAGACAGGAAAAGAAACATGACTTACTGGAAACTAGATAACTACGATGTTAAAATGGTAAGAAAATTATCACAGGAAACTACTATACCTCAGAAAATACTTGCACACAGATTTAACATATCACAAGCGATGGTTTCATATATAAAGAATAACCGTCGTAGAGTTAATGTCTCATAAGAAAAGATTATTGATTGCTTACGTTATAGTATTTAGTTTATATTTAATCTTATACTATAATAAAACAAATGATGATCTGACTACAGACAGTGTAGTAATTAATAAAGAAAAAGTTAAGCCTTATATAATGAAAGAAGATAAGGTTGAAACAAATAAATACTCTATTGAATTACCAGCTAAACGTAGATTTGGTTATAAGCTAGGGGATAATCTTAATATAGTATTAACTCCTAGACCAAGAAAGAAAGATGGTAGCACTAATCCTGGTGCTATCATTAAATTAGAACTATTGTTTTAAAGGAAACACTATGACAATATATGCGTGGGACATCGAAGCGAATGGCTTCCAAGATGTAGCGGACACAATATGGGTTTCAGTAATGCGTAACTTAGATACGAAAGAGTTACATGTCTTCAGTGATCATGACGACAAGTACCCTAATTTATCTGAATCATTTAAGTTATTAGATGAGGCTACAGGAATTATAGCACATAACGGTATGAGATATGATCGTGTTGTGTTAGATAAAGTAGCTGGATACGCTATAGATCGTAACAAAATAATTGATACGGTAATATACTCAAGGCTAAATGACTTCCATCGTAAGAAAACATTTAGAAAACATAGTCTTAAGGCTCTTGCAATACAAGCAGGAGAAGCTCAGAAACAAGACTATGATGGTGGCTTTGATAACTACTCTGATGAGATGGTAAGCTACTGTATAGACGATGTTGATGCTAACATATCAGTGTATAACATGCTGATGAAAGAGTATGATAAGATTAAAGAGACTAACCCTAACTACGATGATGCTATTAATATTGAACATCAGATGGCTTACTGGTCTAGCGAACAGATAAGAAACGGTTGGGAAATAAACGAAGAACTATTGGACAGTACTATAGTTAAAATAAAAGGCGAACTAAATGAGATCGAACAAAGAACCGAACCACAACTCGGTACTCTTACAATCACAATCGATAAAGAACCAAAGACAGCAAAATATAAGAAGAACGGAGAATACACAGCGGTATCTGCGAGATTACTTTCTGACTATTTCGGGAGGTATATTGATATCTCTGATGCTTTATCTTCTGATCCCCCAATAAAGCCTGGAGAAGAGTTTCAACGTAAAGAAACAGTTGAGGCAAGACTAGGTAACCAAGAACATCTTAAAGAATTTCTTTACACAATAGGATGGGAACCGACTCAATGGAATTGGAAGAAAATAAACGGACAGTTTCATAGAGTAAGCCCTAAACTAACTACAGATAGCTTAATAAAACTAGGTGATATAGGTAAAGATATAGATAAATACTTTACACTAAGAGCCAGACACAGCATACTAACTGGATGGAAGGAACACATACATGATGGAAGATTATATGGTGATGTTATTGATATTGGCGCCGCTACTGGTCGTCAAACTCACAAAATAATAGCTAACATACCTTCACCTAAAGCTACTTACGGTAGTGATATACGCTCTATGTTTATCTCTGCTAAAGATAAAGTATTAATATCAGCTGATGGTGCTGGCTATCAAGCAAGAGTTGTAGCTCACTTTGGTAGAGATGAAGAAATGTCTAATGAAATATTGAAAGGAGATATACACCAGAAAAACGCTGATGCTATACAGTGTACTCGCAATGAAGCTAAACCTTTCTTCTTTGCTTTCTTATTCGGTGCAGGTGGAGTTAAACTAGGTACTATCCTAGGTAGATCTTCTATTGCAGGTAATAAAGCTAAAGATGCTTTCCTAGCTCGATGGCCTGCTCTTGCAAGCTTAACAGAGAAAGTAAAGAATGTAGCTCAACAACGAGGATATTTACGTGGCCTTGATGGTCGTCGTATTTACACTGATGAAGCATACAAAGCCTTCAACTACCTTATACAAGGTACTGAAGCTATACTAATGAAACGTACAATAGTACGTATCAACGAGGCCTTCGAAGCAGAAGGTATTGAAGCGAAGCAATTACTGTTCTATCACGACGAGTGTACATGGGAAGTATCTCCTGAAGACGCTGTCAAAGCTGAACCCATTATACGTAAGTGGTTTGTTGAAGCTCCTAAAGAATTAGGTGTAGAGATAATGGAAGCAGGCGATTGTAAAATAGGTAACGATTATTTAGAGGTGCACTAATGCCATACATTGAAAGAAAAAGAAGAGAAGAATTGTTTAATGAATCACCTAAAACTGCAGGTGAAATACAATACTTAATAGCAGATATGATACAAGACTATCTTACAGACAATGGACCCTATAACTATCAGACACTCAATGATGTTATGGGTGCTTTAGCGGGAGCTCAGATGGAGTTCTATCGTAAGGTAGTAGCACCTTATGAGAATAAAAAGGAGTTACTTAATGGATCGGTATACTAGTCCTCGTATAGTTACTATGTATACAAAACCTAACTGTATATTCTGTGAGAAAGCAAAAAACTTATTGCATTCCTTAGAGAATTGTGTTATAAATGAAGTTCGACTAGATAAAGAACCTCAATTTATAGATGATGTTAAAGAAAGGCTAGGCAATACCGTACCACAAATAATAATTAATGGTCTCCACATTGGAGGCTATGATCACTTAGTTGAATACGTAGATACATGGAGTTAATAGAAGTATTCTTCCTGTTGATAGGCATAATACTATTTCAGTCTTATCAGCTATGGAAGTTAGATAAGAAGGCCGACGAATTACTTGAGATAGTAATCGGCCTTCATATAGGTGAACTCGAGATAACAAAGGTAGAAGAAGATGAGTACTAATATATACATTGACGGCGATATCATAGTATACCAGTCTATATGGGGCGCTAAGAATAACAAAGATATCAAGAAGAAAATAGATCAAACAATAACTAACATCATGTCAGACTTAGAAGGTGGTAGCGGAAAGATAGCTATCAAAGGTATAGGTAACTTTAGAAAAGATATTTATGCTCCATACAAAGGTAACAGAAAGAAAGAATTAACTCAGGAAGAAAAAGATTTCTTTGAGTACGCCTATAACTATCTTAAAGATGGTTGGAAGTCTGTAACCGCTGATGACATGGAGGCTGATGATTTATTAGCTATATGGCAAACAGAAGAACCTGGTATTATAGTTAGTATAGATAAAGATATGTTACAAGTACCAGGGTTACACTATAATACACGAAGAAAGGACTACACTAATATAAACGAAGAAGAAGCTTCATTGTTACTACATACTCAAGTAATGATGGGTGACTCAACAGACAACATACCAGGACTCAAAGGGATAGGTAAAGTTAAAGCAGCAAAGGTACTTGAAGGAATACCTATGGCTAAACATTTATCTACT